GCCATGCTGATAGGACTCTTTGCTGTTTAGCTGACGCACTGAGCAGAAAACGATCTCTTGTGAAGTGGTTGAGTCAACGTAGCCACCGCCACCATCACTGGTGCGGCCCTTGTTTTGAACCGCTACCTCGTGTCGCATATCCCCAATAGATACAGCCATTAGCCCAGCGCCATCAGCTTAGACCCACCAAGGGCATCAAATACCCTGTAGGGCATATATAGATTTTGAACCGCTGGCGGCATAGATCGCGTTTGCAGATAGTCCTTCATGTCGCCGCGCTGATCGTACAGATAGGCGATGTGTTGCATCATGCCTAGCTTAAGGGGTGCCGGTAGATCTGAGGCCGCATCCCCGTAACCCACCACATAAACCACCTCAATAGCGTTTCCTACCCGTAGGGCTGTGGGCCATGTCTCTCCAGTTCGTAGCGTGACGCGCCCCGGATCGCGGCTCGTGTCCACGTAATACTTGGATGAGTCAATGGTGGTTGCAGTGTCCGCGTCGTCAAATGTCTTGATGCTAGTGACGCTCTGTAGCTCAGGTTTTGCCAGTGTAATGAAGTCTTTGTAAAAATTGATGTAAGGCCCGGTACGAGTGCCTTCCCACAACATATTGTGCGCCTCATTGGTGGCGTCTAAGGTCATGGTTATGGTTTGCGTGATAAGCGCTCTGCCGGTGAACTCTTCGCAGAACACCCGCACTGATTCAATCATGGTTCGCAGTAGCGTGTCCTCACTGCTACCACTGACTCTAAGATAGGATTTCACATCGGCCAGACCGAGAGGCTCTACGGTTGGCGCTGTCGTGACTCTGATACCGGCCATGTTCTACCCTCGAACAAAAGGGCGCGTGGCCCTTAATTAAATATCTGGGTCAGCATAGCTCCGAAGATGAGCAAGTACAGACCCCAAATCATGTTCTCTAAACGTGTGAAGCGCTTATCACCGGATGCAAGTCTCTCCTCAATCCGCTTGTAGCGCTCCGCACAAATTTTCTCGTGAGTGTTTAGCCCGTGGGCCACACTGCTTACTGTATTACCCGCCACAATGCCTCACTTTTTAGCCGCTGGCTTCTTAGTTGCGGCCTTCTTTGGGGCGGCCTTTTTCTTTGGCTTTGCTTTGACCTCTGCCTTGACTGGCGCAGAGACTTCATCAGGCGCGTCCATCTTGGTCTCAATGGCCCACCCGTTAGCGACAAACCTATCCATTAGGTCTTTCTGCCAACCGGCCTTCGCTTTTACCGTCTCGCCAGCTTCATACAAGCGAACCTCAGAACCATCTGCATTAGTGGCTCCGGGCTTGGGTACTTCAATGCGATATGTCTTCATGATCTCCACCTAAGAAAGGGGGGCGTAAGCCCCCCATTTAGTCAGTCTTACGATGATGGGTGCTCAAGAATACGCATCGCTTCCGCAAGAACCACCTCGCCACCTACGCGACGACGTGCGATGTAACGCACATTGCCAGAAGATGCTTGCGAGTAGGGATCGCGCAGAACCGACAGCGCAACACGATCAACGATCATGTACCCACGTCGGAAGTCACCGAAGATCACGGACTTTGCGTCTGCCGCAATATCAGCCACATCTACGGCTTCAACGTAGGGGTGACCAAGGATTGTGTTAGGCAGACCAGATTGACCACTGAAACCCGTCTGGAAGATGTACTGACCAGCAGTATCCTTCAGCTTACGGATTGCGCCCAAGGTAGAGCGATTCAACATGAATGTTGCAGAACGCGCATACTCAGACTTAAGGTCGTGAACCAGATTCATCAAATCGTCGGTTGCAATCGCCGCCGCCGCCGCCGCCGCTGTAGTTGATACAGTGGAGCCGTTTGTGATTCCGGTTGGCTTGTTGGTGCCGTTACCTGCGATGAAGGCGTTACCTTCAGCCTTTGCGAACTGCTCCGCAAACTCAGTGTTCATCTCTGCTTCCAGATCAAACACGCTGTCCTCAAGCAATGCAGACGAAATGTCAACCAAAGCATAGAGTTCGTGAGTTGGGATAGTGTTCAGGCTTGTGGTGTAGCCAGTGGTCTCAGAACGAGTGCCAGTTTCCGCTGTCCAAGCCGCAGCAAAAGTCGCTGTCTTGCTTGGTACTTCAATCTCTTTGTTAGAGGTTTGGCGGATACGTGCGACAGAACGTACCGGGCTGATCTCAGTGATTACCTTGATCAGTTCGTTTACGTACTCTGCTGGGGCCAAGTTACCCGCCGTTGCATCAGTGCCAACGGTGAGAGCCTTAAGCTCCATCTCGTCCATGCCGTCCTTGCCTTTACGCATGAACGTGTCCCACGCCTTGATACCGGCGTCAATTTGAGTCGTCTCCAGACCAGAGGCGGGGCGACGGAGCATTGCTTCAATGCGATCCATCTGCTCTTCCTGCTGTTCTTGACGGCCTTTTTGAAGAGTGAGAGCTTGATTCACCTCTTCCAGTGAGTCCATCTTGGCTTCAATAGCTACGATTTTCTCATCCAGAAGTGGATCGGCAATACCCTTCTCTACGTTCTCCAATTTTTGATCATACGACTTTTTGAATTCTTCAAAAGCCGAGTTCATATCGGAGATTGCTGACTTGATGTCTTCCATCGTTAGTCTCCTTGAAGTGCTAGGGTTTGGGTTAGGGATTGTACGGCTTTCGCCATTTCGGCATCGTCGTCAACATCACGCTGAGTGAATACCTCGTGAACGGCCTTGGCCGCCACTTTCGCTTCTGAACGAGAAAGATGAAAAACATCACGCAGTCCATTCTCCCATTCTCTAATGGTGAACTCCGCGCCCTTTACCGACCGAATCTTGGCCTTCGGATTCATCGGAAAAGTAACCAAAGAGATCTCCATTAATTCTACTTCCTTAATCATTCGACGCTTCCCTTTTGCATCGTATGACTGCCCCTTGGGAGAGACACGGAATCCAATAGACAGGCCATCCAATGCGCCCATCTTCATAAGCTCGTAAGCCTCACGGCCTAGCTGGGTTTTCAATGCCAGCTTGCCTCGCACCTTAAGGCCGCGCTTGTCTTCTTCAATAGATTCAAATACACCGATAGGCATATCTGTTTTGTGCTGGTATAGGAGCTTCACGGCCTTGGGGCCAGTTTTGTTGAGGCTCTTAGTGAATGCGCCGGGCATGATGACGTCGTTGCCAAGGTCTGTGTTGTTGAACACTGAGCCGTAGCCTTCAAACGTGCCCATATTGTCGTCGTCTGTATCAACAGCCTTGATTTCTACAGAGCAATCAAATGACTCTTCAGACTTATAGCCTTCGCCATCGCCTTCTTCGTCTTCTTCCGGCTCTTCAGGCTTGTGAGATCCGTCCTCTTCCATGTGCTTGCCAAACTCAATGATGTAAGCATCGTCGGTTTCGCGCACCGCTCGAACATGTTTTTCTTCGTCGACCTCAACGGCCTTGTCTAATTGGCTCAAGCAGACAGCAAGCCTTTGATCCGCGCCAGCATATTCGTCAAGCATAGTATCGTCGCCCATACATCGTTCAATGAATTGGTTGTTGCTCTCATCTGATCGCGGCTTAGGAAGTGGCATCTGCTAGTCCTACCCTAGATTTCTTATACATCATATCTGAAAACAAGACAATCTCAACGAAAAGAGACTGCGCTAGGACGTTTTGGGTTTGTCTTTTTTGTCACATTTAATAAAAAAGTACATTTTGTGCTTGCAATAATTATCACATGGTTTACTATTACAAACATAGACCACTGGCTAAGGAGGCCAACGCAATGCACACAATTAGCTACCTAACAAAACGCGGCACACCAAAAGTTGTAACCGTGCTTTCCTCAGAAACCTACGCGGACGGCACACAGCAGTATTTCCTTACTAACGGTGCGCGTCTCCGCATCCGCACTAATGCCTACGGCAACCGGGAGGTGTTTACCTACGTGGACCGAGTAATGCACGGCGGCACCTTCCAGCGCATCCGTGTAGTCGGTAGCAATGTAGTGGAGTGCGGCGCGTAATGGCTTTTTTATACGGGTACGGCCAGAACCGTAATCAATGCCCTCTCCGCTCTGCGCGTCTTAACAGAGAGAGAAAAGCCCGGATCTCAGGGTGGTCAATACCTAGCGGTCTCAAAGCGCGTTTGCAATTAAGCGCTAGCCGCCACAAGCATAAGCGCGGAAAGTCCTGCGGCTGGCGTAGTATTAATGTTGGGATGACCCGCCACTTACAGTTAAATCCAGTTCTTTAAAAAGGAGGGCGTTATGCCAGAAGCAACTAAAACCCCAAAGCGTGTGGGACGACCACCAAAGTATAAAACGGAGGAAGAGCGCAAGGCCGCACAACGAGCCGCAAAGAAGAGGGCAAACCTCAAGCGTAAGGACACCGTTAAGAACATAAGCATCGGCGCTCCCTTAGCCATGCAGTTCATAGAAGCGCGTGACAAGTACAATTCGACTAGCGCGTTACCGTTTGA